CCGCCGCAAAGAAAATGACACAACAAACCGAATGGGAAAAGACCTACGACCGCATCAAAGCCAACGCGCAGAAAGTGGATATCATCGCCGAACGCGAGGCCTTTGAAGCGTACCAACAACAATGCGGCCTACCGATAGACAGCCGCTACCACGACAGCGAAACCGGCTACACCGACAACCTCACCGGGCGGGCATTCGACCGCTGGGATGCGTGGCTGGCGCGGGCGGTGTCCGAAAAAACCGCCGCAGCATCGGGCAAGGGTTTTCTTGGTTCTCCACATGTGGTGCTTCTTTTACCTTCGCTGACGATGCCGACTAGCCGCCGTAAGCGGCTCCCTGAATTACTGGAGCAAACCCATTATGAGACCAAGAAAAATCATCCGCCGCATTATCACCTATCCGGCACCGGAAAGAACTGCACCGCCAGAGCGATTTCCTTATTACTATCCGGCGATTACTGGAGATGACGCACACACATTATCCGGGATCTGGTACGGCGGCAAACATGAAATCGCCCTGCTGGAAAAAGGGCTGGTACACCGCACACGCGAAAATGCGATGAAGCACGCAAAAGCATTGTTGGGGGAAAAATGAAGCGCTACATCATCACTGTGGAAGCTGAAACACCACCAGCGGTTATGCTTGGAGAACGAGTTGCGGGCGGCGTGGTCGTCGAGCTCAAACAACATGACGCGCTGGCGACCGCAGCACAACTTGCCGCCTATTACGGCGTGACCACCAAAACCATCCGCGAAAAACTCGCGGACATCAACCAAGGCACATCGGGCAAAGCCCTATACGATCCGCACCGCGCCGCAGAAATTATGCGCACCGTCCACAAAAGAGGGCGCAAACGTGTCAATTAGCAGCGCCGAACATATCGACGATTTCATCGGCGGTAGGGTTGTAATAAGTATTGACCAGCACCTCAATTTTCCGGTGTCCGGTGATTTTGGCCAACACCTGCACCGGTAACTTGCGATCGCGCACCATGCGAGACGCCGCCTCGTGGCGCGTGTCGTGGAATCGTAAATCAACGACGCCCGACTTTGCCTTAATACGACGCCACGACGACTTGAAAGCATCTAAAGTAATCGGGAACAACACCTCGCCTTCTGGCAACAAATCAAGAATCGCTCGCGCTGCATCAGATAACGGCACATCGCGGGCATGACCATTTTTTGACCGCGGCACATGCACATACCCCTCAAACACATCTGCGCGCCGCATCGCTAAAATTTCCCCCTCGCGCATCGCTGTTTCAACCGCGAACAGCACCATCAACGCGACAAAATGCTGCGTCTGTTTTGGGCGCGTCCCCTCCTCATACCTCGCCGCAGCCATCAACGCCGCCAATTCATCCGCGCTAATGCGCCGCAGCCGTGGCTTAGGCTGTGGCGGTTTTGAAATTGAAAACCACGGGTTTTCATCAATCGCGAACAACTCCTTCCGCGCATACGAAAACACTGACGAAAACAGGCTGATTTCCTTCAGCACCGTCCCCGCAGAGACCTCTTGCAAGCGCCGGTTGCGCCAGTCGGTCAAATGCTTTGGCGTAATCTGGTGGATCTGCATTTCGCCGAGCTGGCGGAACTTGCCGTCAAAAGCGTGCCATTGCTCGTCAATCTGGCGCGCACTTGGCGACTT